ACTATATAAACCACTAGCCACATTTCGGTTACTTGCAGAACCAGCGTCCCCGCCCCCACAAATTACAGAATAACTACCTGTAGCTTGGTTATTACCACCGCCTACTACTACTCCATGAGGAGTAAAGAAAGATAGAGTGCTTGTAGATGAACCTGATGCTACTTTGCTTAAAGTTAAAGCAGTTCCTGATATAGCGGCTACATAGGTATCTGAAGCAATAGAAGTACCAGTAATGTATTGACCAACCTTGATATTAGCGTTTGAGCCTGACAATGTAACCGCAGTAGTAGCGTTCATTGTGCCGCTTTGGGTAGTTACGGCAGAACCGCTTGTTCCTGAATTAGTAAAACCACCACCAACAAAATTAAAATAACCTGCAACAGTATTTGTAGAACCTCCACCAATAGCAGATGTATAACCACTTGTCGTATTGGCGTAGCCTCCTGCTATTGAAGATAAAACACCAGAGGCAGTATTAAATTGTCCTCCGCTTACTGTTGATATGGAGTTAGAAGCAGTATTTGAATAGCCTCCACCAATAAAAGTATTTACACCAGAGGCAACCGCAGAAGCACCAGCTCTAGCAGTCTGCCAATCAACAGCATTAGCGCCCCTAGCATTACCACCTGCTGTAGTAGATGTAGTAGCTTGTGCTTGTAATGCGCCTGTTCCTGCTGGTTGTAGTGATAAAGCACCAAATTGGCTTAAAGATATTGATGCGGCATTTTGAAATGAAAGTGTTGCAGTACCAAAAATTGTGGCTGTGGTTGTAGGTACATAAGTATTAGCAACTGTGCCTTGTTCTAGTTGAACACCCCAAATATAAACACCTGAAGTGCCATTCCCTGCAAAAGAAGTAAAACCACTATTTCCGCTTGCTACAAAAGCGTTATCAACACCAAAATATATTGTTCCCCAATTTTGACCCACACCACTTGTTGCAGTGCAACGATACCATCCACTTCCTACCGCAGTAATTGTTCCAGCACTCCACCCTGTTCCTAAAGTAGAAGTAACCACATTGGTTAAATCGTAGTGAATATACCCGTTTGGAGCGTTTGCTATTGTTACGGCTGTGTAACCAGCCGCTTTTACATAAAAACTTAATGTATAAATTGAATTTGCTGTTACTGATGTAGCGTTAGTTTGAGTGTTTAAATGGGTTGCACTGGTTACTGTTGGTACTAACAATGTAGCAGTTGAAGTGCCATCAGGTGCAGTTGATGAATTATTGGTTACAGTTAAATTTGATGCAGACCAAGGGCTTGTAGCTAATGTTTGGCTTTGCAATACTAAATTTGTACCTGTTCCATTTAATACTTCTGTCTGTCCTGTAATCGTAGTAGCGTTTACAGATGATGGGGTAGTAGCACCTATAGTAGTGCCATTGATTGTGCCGCCTGTGATGGCTACTGCTGTGGCGTTTTGCTCTGCCATCGTACCAAGACCAGTTAGGGTATGGTCAGCGTTCCAATCACTAGGGCGAATTAAGCTGGTGTCTGTATCGTCAGGTATGGTGCTGACTTTAGTGTGCTTGACTAATACGGTCATTGGACACCTACAATTTTACCGTCTTGACCCCTAATAACAGTCTTAGGCTGGCTCATTTTGTTCATCATTTCGCCCAGCATCATAGCCATTTGGTTACTATTGTTATTAATGGCGTTAGCGACTGTTTCCATTGGATTCTGCATAGCCTGTGCCATATCCTGCTCGTTAGCGTAAGCCATTGCCCCGTCTGAATCATCTGAGCCAATCCGTGCAACTTCAATCTTTGCCCCGTTATTGATGTGGGCCAATAAGACTTGAGTATTGCGCTCGGTCATCATCTTCATCTGAGCGACTTTGACTTCCATTTCCCGATCCATTATATTGCGCTGTTCTTCCAATTGGAATTTAAGTTGGTTCTCTTGTGCTTGGTACTCTTGTTTAGCCTTCTCAAGTTCCATTTGCATCTGCATCTTCTGTGTTTCCATCTGCATCTGAGCCTGCATTTCAGCTTGTTTAGCCTGTACTTCGGCTTGCATCTTAGCCTGATCCATCTGCATTTCCATCTGTAACTTCTGCATTTCAGGTGATGGTGGCTTGGGTTGGCCTTCTTGTGCTTTGGCTTGTTGACGGAACTTATCAGCTGTTTCGTCTATCAAACCTTCTAAGCCTTTACCTGCCTTAAACGCTGTTACGCCAAACTTAAGCATCTCAATCAACATTGGGGTAAGTTCAGGTGTAGCTTGTGCGGCAGGAATAGCCTGCTGTAAGAATCCACCCATTGCACTCAAGAACTCCATGCGGTCTGCTTTTTCTTGCTGCTCATCCTGATAAATCATGGAATCCGTAGTTACTTCGATACGGAAGTTCTTAGCAGGTTCATCCTTCAGTAATGCAAGGGCTTGCGGTATAAGTTGCTGATCCTGTTGGGATAGTTGCATTGCACCACTAATCTTGACAATCGTGTCATCGGTAAAGTGGTTACAAATAATCTGCGCTTTGATCTGTAACAGGGCGGTAGCAAAGTTCACTACATCGTGTTGCATGGTTTTAAGTCTACCGCTGGCATTATTCGACTTAATGATCTGTGCGCCAAGGGTTTCATTCGGATCGGTCTGACCACGCTGAATATCAGCAATACCCATAATCTCGTAGATTTGACCCTTAACCTGTTCCATAGCCTGATAAGCCATGTTTAGACCTTCGGCAATCGGCTTAATGTCTACAAGGTTAATAGCCCCTACAAGTCCACCCTTCTCGCTAAATGCCCCATAGTTTTTAACAGGCAGTAAGGAATTGTTCTCACCCTCTGTGAACAGACGGGCAAGGGATGGCTCAGAAGCGTCATACACGCCCCGAACCTTGAGTGCTTGGATGAATCCATCAATACGGTCAGCAAGCGTGTCTAGCTGTCTTGCTTGGTCTTGGTAGAGAACAAAGTCAGGTACAGGTACTAGGCTGTCATTAGTCAGGGTGGAGAACATTGGTTTAGGGCAAGGCCAAAAGTTCTCTAGTTTTAATGGGTCGGCACGGGTATCCAAAATCTTACCCATTGACTTATTAAGCCAAATCACCTCACCCGTGGTCTTATCCCAAATCTCATAGACAACGGCTTCGGATGAGCCTTCGCCCATCTTCTCGTTAAATGTCCTTGACGATTCAGGTCTAGTATCTAACGGTATCTTGCCGCCAAGTTCCTCACCAAAACGCTCGACTAGGGCTGGTCTGCCCATATAGACTTTACGCCATACCGCTGTCACTTCTTCCCATGTACGGGCAACGGTTAAGCCAAAGTCACGCCAATGAACATAGTCAACAGGGGCGCACTCGTACTCAATGCGTTCCTGATCCTCACGAAACATACCGCCTTCTGTTTCTGCCTCGTCAATGTCCTCAGTAACCTGAAAACCATCATCGGGCGCACCGTCAGCTTCACCACCTTCTTTACCAACAATATGTGGCTCATAACGAACCCAAGCTGTACCACGACCACCTAGTAATCGGTCTTGAACAGTCTGTTTCATGGCACTAGCGTAGTCACCATAATGTTCAATCTCGTACTCTAATGCTCGCTCTAGCATCATTGACGCTACCCGACCTACAGGGTCATTGTCCCTAAATCTGCGTGAAACATCGGGTCTTGGAAGTCTAGCAAATACCGCTGGGGTGATGGTCTGAACATTAGACCAAAGGATATTGAACTTGGCGTTAGGATTGTTGCGACTGCGTGAATCGTCACGATACCGCTTGACAATCTTCTCTGCACGACCTTCCCATTCTTTGAATGTACGCTCGTACTGGGCGATGCAGTTGTACCAATCTTCGTATGTATGATCCATGTTAATCCTTAGGTAAAGTTACCCATTGCTATTACTTCTGCACCTGCGCCAGTAGTTACTTTCCAAGCACCATTTTTAGAAAAAGTATTTATTTCAATGGAATAAACACCGATTGCAGTATTGGCGGCTACTAATACATGGGATGTAGTATTGTCTAAAAGGCTTACTGTGCTAGTTGCGGCAGTTCCTACAGTAATAACTAAACGGTGTAAATAATCGCCAGTTGCGCCAGTTGTGCCTAATACTTGACCTGTTTGTGAAGCTGCTACATGCTCGTAGGGTAGTGCAAAGGTTGCGGCTGCTGTTGTCATTTAAATTCTCCTGTTGGTTACTTTGGGGGTTTCTTTCCACATCTCGTTGAGTGTTACTTCTGTTTGCCCGACATGAAGTCCTTTAATCCTTGTATCTTTGAGGATAGGGCTTTCTTCATCCTTCCAAACAAGGCTGAGATAGCGCATAGCATCACTCGAATGGCTTGTCCAATCGTGTTTTGGGCGATCCCTAAATACTTTCTTATCATCATCCCACTCCCGTTGATATTGACGCAAACATTCTATTAATTCTTCACACTTATTATCGAACCAACAGCGTGTTAATGCAAGTCGTGTAGCCTGTATTCCATCCTGTATTGACAGATTTGGTACGATTTTAAGATGTTTTATGTCAATTTTTGCAGATATTTGTTCGATTATGCTCTTACCACCACTTGCCAATGTTTTAGCCCGTGCGTCATGGGGTAGGTAATGAATACCGTACTTGTACCCGTACTCATCCTCTTTTTGTGCAAGTAAACCTGTGTAGTAAGAGATTGGTTGACCGTTGCTAGAGTGGTGATCAAGTATCCGAATCTCACCATATACGCATTGCCACCAAATAATTGCCGTTGAATCGTTGTACCCCAAATCCCAAACGGTATGGCAAGGGAACATAGGGTCATAGTCCACCGTGGTAATACGCTCAAGGTCGGTGATCCTACGCATCTCCTGCCCGTAATACGCCCCAACTATGGCTGCTTCAAAGCTACACAGAAACTCTTGCTCGTACTGGTTTGTAGACATTGTAGCTTGTGCATCTTCCAATTCAGCTTGTGGCAACAATCCTGATTGGTCTGCTCGTAAGGTCTTTACATACCAATTCGGGTTCTTTTGGGCTTCGTTATAGATGTCATAGAAGGCGTTATGACCCTTGGGTGTACCGATGAAGGTAGCCCAGCCTTGGCGGTCTGTAAGCAATGGTCTAACGATTTCACCCCATAGCCTACTTTTCATATCTGCGTACTCGTCTAAACAGACCCCATCCAAGTAAAGACCCCGTAGGGCATCGGGGTTGTCTGCACCGAATAGGCGTATCTTTGAGCCGTTTACCAGTTCTACCCACAATTCTGATTGATTAGCCTTGACAATGGCTGGTTCAGCAAACTTGAGTAAGTAATCCCATGCAATGTTTTTAGCCTGTGCGTAATACGGTGCAATATAAGCGTATCTGCCATCAGGCTTCTTCTCCATGATAGCCCTGCGAATGGTATCGCAGATGGTCGCTACGGTCTTTCCTGCTCGCCTGTGACAGACTAAGACTGCCCAGCGTTGTTCCCGCCTATGAAAGTCTAAGAACGCTTCCCTAGCCTTGTACGGGTATTCGTATTTTTTGACTACCTCAATCAAGGAACTTGTGTTCGTGTATTACTTTAACGGGCTGGTCTGCATCCCCTGTGTGTTCTGTCCTAGCCAGCTTGGGTACATGGTACTCAGCGACTTGCATAAAGCAATCAAACGCTACCTTTGGCCCTAGCTTCTCGTTCTTAGCG